AATGCGTAGAAAATATTGGCAGTAGATTTGATCTAGTGCTAGTGGCCGCATTGCGTGTTCGAGAATTAAAGCGTGGACATCGTTCACTATTAAATACTACTACAAAGAACGGCACTACTATTACTGCACTAGCAGAAATTGAAGCAGGCCTAGTAGGCAGAGATTATTTGAGGAAAATATGAGTAAGGGAAGTCGTCCAAGACCATATAGTGTTAGTTTAGATCAATTTGGTCAAAACTACGATTCAATATTTGGAAAGAATAAAATGCAGGTAAGAGTACAAGAAGATACAAGTAAAATTGGATCATGCGGTTGTGGCCGTAGTCCAGATGGCAAATGTTGTGGTTGGCATGGATTGTCAGAAGATGCTTACAAGCAAGCATTGGAAAAATATCTAACCAATCAACAAGATAAAACTGGTAAAGCAGTATAAAGAATTTGCGGGATTAGTTTAGTGGTAAAACAAGAGCCTTCCAAGCTCACGTCACCGGTCCGATTCCGGTATCCCGCTCCAAAGGTCATATGAAAGAAAAGTTTATCAAAGCGTATATGGACACAGCAAAGAGATTTGCTGAACTCAGTCATGCTCGTAGGCTTCATGTTGGTGCCATTGTTGTTAAGAATGATAGGATCATTTCTATCGGTTACAATGGTATGCCCGCAGGTTGGGATAACGACTGTGAAGACCAGATTTATGCAGATGACGGATTTCACATTACCTTAACAACTAAACCAGAGGTACTTCATGCAGAAAGAAATGCATTGGATAAACTGGCCCGTGGCTCAGAAGGTGGTGATGGTGCTGATATGTTTATCACTCATTCACCTTGCCTGGAATGTGCAAAAAGTATTTTAGGTGCTGGCATCAAACGAGTTTGGTTTGGTGAACAGTACAGAGACGATTCAGGCTTGACATTCTTAAAGAAGTCAGGTATAATCGTTGAACAAGTTTAATCTCCGGTTCGCCTAATCTGGTTATGGCACTTGGTTTGGGACCAAGAATAATGTGAGTTCAAATCCCACACTGGAGACCAATATTAAAGGAAAATGTAAATGCAAGTAAGAGCAAGTCATATTTTAGTGCCAACATTGGCAGAAGCAGTAAATCTGCAAGAACAGATCACAGCGGGTGCTGATTTTGGTGCCCTGGCAAAAACACACAGCAAGTGCCCTAGTGGCCAGAATGGTGGAGACCTTGGACCATTTGGTCGTGGCATGATGGTCAAGCCTTTTGAAGATGCGGCATTTGGTTCCGATGTTGGTACAGTGGTTGGCCCAGTACAAACACAATTTGGCTATCACTTAGTCAAGCGTACAGCGTAAATTTATCGCAGAGTGGAGAAGTAGTATCTCGTTAGGCTCATAACCTGAAGATCGGTGGTGCGATTCCACCCTCTGCATCCAATATAATAAAAAAAATGAAACTCAATGTTGTCCTACGTACCTGCGATCGTGCAAGTCTGCAAAGTGATCGTATAGTACCTAAAAATCAGTGTGTATGGCGGTGTTTAAAGTCATTGTCTAACTCATTAGAACTTAGTGGACAAGAGTTTCAGTTACATATTGTAGATGATAATTCTAGTCAAGAAACTGTAGATAAAATACAGACTATTGCACCTGCGGGGACTACATTTGATTTTTTACCTGCAAGAGATCAAGAGCATCTTAATCCTAAACAACGGTCTAGGTATTCAGTGGGTGTTGCTTACAAATATATGTATGCGCTACCACAGGATGAATTAGTTTATACCGTTGAGGATGATTACCTGCATTATCCTGATGCTATATCAAAAATGATCAAAGCCTGGAAATCTTTCAGTGAACTCGATCCTAGTATCAGTATAGGAATATTTCCGCAGGACTTTAATCAGTTGTATCCGCACAAAGATAATCCGTTTAATTCTACATATGTTAAGCCGTGTATTGTTATTCCGGGACCAGATCGTTATTATCGTACTACTTGGTTTACGCATGAGTCATTTATGATAACCACAAACCTTTTAAATCAGTACAAAAAAGATTTTAATCGATTGATGAATATAGGTACTGTCGAGGGTGCATGGGAAGGTAGTAGTCTATCCAGTGTTTGGACAAGTCCTGATGTTGCTATGATGATGCCGATTGGTACTCATGCGATACATCTAGGCAGCAAAAAAGATATCAGTTTCTTTGTCACAGACTGGGAACAACTATGGGAAGATAACCGAGTATGAAGTATTTGGTAGTAGGTGCAGGATTTGCCGGTGCAACTGTAGCACGAATGTTGGCCGACCGGGGACATGACATTATTGTTATAGACCAAAGAAATCACATAGGTGGTAATGCCTATGACTATCTCAATGAACACGGTATAAGGATACACAAATATGGTCCTCATCTGTTTCATACCAGCAATAAAAAAGTCTATGATTGGTTGAGTAAATTCACACGGTGGACTCCTTTTGAACATCATATTTTAGCACTGTTGTCTGATGGGTCTTATGTGCCCTGGCCTGCTAATTTGAACACACTAGATCGTGTACCAGAATCCAAGTACATTGAAACATTTATCAAACCTTATTCTACAAAGATGTGGGGAGAATACTTTGATCAGTTAGATCCAGAAGTTCTAAACAGAGTAAAAATCAATAGAGATCGTGAGGACCGATGTTTTAGAGATGACTATCAAGTTATTCCCACACACGGTTACGAAGCAATGTTTGCTAATATATTTGATTCGCCTAGAATACAGGTACAATTAGAAACACCATTTGATAAAATCATGGAGGCAGAGTTTGACCATGTATTCAACAGTATGGCCATAGATGACTATTATGATCAGTGTTATGGTCCTCTTCCATATCGTTCGATAAAGTTTCATCACTATAGTTTGCCAATACCCAAAGTACAGCCATCACCTACTGTTAATTTTACTAATAACAGTCCTTACACTAGATCTACTGAATGGAAGAATATAGCAGAACATGGGATCAACCCTTATTGGACATCGATCACTGTAGAAGAACCCTGTGATCCCTATGAAGTAAATAATGAAAAATATTATCCTGTGCTAACACAGGCCAACAAAGAGTTACATAAAAAATATCAATCAATAGTCAATGACCGAGTTACGTTTATTGGTAGGTGCGGAAACTATGTTTATCTAGACATGCATCAAGCAATTTCGTCAGCAATGGCCACTGTTGAATATTTTATAAAAGCCTCGTTAGTTTAATGGTAGAACTCCGTCTTTACACGGCGGTTACGGCAGTTCGATTCTGTCACGAGGTACCAGTTTTAGGGCCATTAGTATAATGGTAGTGCGATGGTCTCCAACACCATTAGCGGAGGTTCGATTCCTTCATGGCCCGCCAAACAATGTAGGTGTGTCCCGAAAGGCTAGGGGACTGATTGCAAACCAGTGTTATGCAGGTTCGATTCCTGTCACCTACTCCACATTAAATAGTCTGATAATAATATACAAGGAATAGATATGATAACACTTATTTGGCAGACGGATTATCCTTCATGTTGGGAGCCTGAGTGGATAGAATATATATTTTCAAAAACTCCGCATAATACTCTTATCGATCCTAATCAAGAACAATGTATCGATAACAGTTATATAATTTATAACCATCATGTAAATATTGTACCCTATATAGAAAAGATGGTTCAACAAAATATAAACTTTGGACTCATACACCTTAGTGACGAATGGGAGAAAGATCCAACAGATCATTATAAATTTGCCAAGGTAGTTTTAAAAAATTACTACAGAAATATCAATGCTAATAATGTTGTATTTTTTCCATTAGGATGGTCAATGACTTTTCCAAGCACACTTCCTATCAAATCTACATGGGATCGAGAATACACGTGGAGTTTTAGTGGGACAATTGCTAGTCCTAAAAGAGTAGACATGGTAAACTCTATGATTAATGTTCCTAATGGAATGCACTGGTTTCGACATCCCTGGGAAGATTGGGGAGGACCTAATAAACATGCGCTAACTCCTGCACAGATGGCTGAATTTTACAATAACAGTTTATTTGTTCCATGTCCTACAGGAAATTATAATATAGATAGTTTTCGGGTTACAGAAGCTCTACAGATGGGGGCATTACCTATTGTAGAAAAAAGTGATTATTGGGCTAACCTTTATGGTGAGGACCATCCCTTAATAGAGGTAGAAACTTGGAATGATGCACCTGGAACAATTAAGCACCTGATGTCTAATATGCGATCACTCGATATACAGCGAGTACTTGCTTATACTTGGTGGATAAGATATTCAAACAACCTAAAAAATAAGATCACCAATCTTTTATAGTTAAATAAAATATCGCGGGTATGGTGAAATGGTATCTCAGGACCTTGCCAAGGTTCGGTTGCGAGTTCGATTCTCGCTACCCGCTCCATAATTATTATTCATGAATAAAACACATAACTTCCCATCAATTAACTGCACAAGTCTACGAGAAAGCTACGATCGTAGAGCATTTATAGAAGCACAGTGTTTGGTCTATGGAATCAATAGAGCTAATTTTTATATTACAGATCGCTTTGTTGATATTAAAGATAACTTTGAGATCTCTGGAATATATGCATATAGTGTTGAAGCCCAAACTGGAACCATTGTATCTCATATAAACATGTTGAGAAATTGGTACAACTCCTGCAATGAACCCTATGCAATATTCTGCGAGGACGATATTAGCCTTGAAAGTATACCCTATTGGAACTTTACGTGGTCAGAGTTTATGGATAATTTGCCTGCTGATTGGGAGTGTGTTCAATTGATGCGTATAGAAAGTCCATTCAAGGGAGAGACTATACAATTAAAAGTAGAGCCACGGGCCTGGTGGTGGTGGGGAGCACATGGGTTAATGCGTAGATCTTATGTGAAAAAAATATTAGATAACGTAGTAATAGGTGCTAATGGGTATAAATTAGAAATAGGTGATCTACAACCACTTGTTGAAAATATATTATTTTCAAATTATAATGGTATAGTCTATAATTTTCCTATGTTGGTCGAGCACGAAAAATTTGCTACAACTTACTATGAGAAAGGAAACGACCTTGAACATCGAATGTCTCATAGATATGTTTTAGATCTTTGGAGAACGCAAGGATCAACTCTAAGCATACAAAATATCAAACATGGTTAAAAAAGCAGTTATTATAACTAGTTGCATAGAAGTTGATAATAATTATCCATTAACATATAGTATAAAAAGAACAGCTTTTAGTAGTAATGAACGATGGAGACAAACGCTGGGTTCTATTGCATCAATTGATCTTGCCTTAGGCAAAGATGATGTTACAATTTATCTAGTTGATGCTAGCGAAAACTATAATGAATATGCATCATTACTTACATATCAATCAAATTTAAAATTTATAAGCATCAAAAAAGAGTTTCCTGAAATATTTGATATAGTAAGAAAACATCCAAATAAAACATTCTGTGAGTGTACCGTTCTTAAAAACTTTATCAGAAAGTATCAACCAGAATTAATGTTACACGACTTTATTTTTAAGTTTAGTGGTCGATACTTTTTAGACAGTAGTTTTAGTATAGATTATATTAATAACCAAAATACTGACAATATATTTTTTAAAAAACCGATGTGTTATGACTGGAGTGATCAGTGGAACTATCAAATGGTCGATCTAAGAATACAACAAGGTAATAATAAACTTTATCAATACAGTACTGTATTATTTGGATTTGGAAGTCAGCAATTAAACAACATATTGGATATAATTGGTAAAATTGTTGATTTACTTTTGGATCCAAAGATGTTACACTATGATATGGAGACGTTAATTTACTTCTACACTAGATCATTAAAAGATAATATTGTAGAAACAGATTGGCTTGTTTATGGTTTTCACGGCGCCGATGGCCGTTTTGTAAGGTATTAAAAAATGGCACGTTGTTATCAGTTAATTGGAATACCTGGAGCAGGTAAAACTACTTGGGTCAATAATCAAGACTGGGCCAAAGAATGTGCCTATATATCTACAGACATTTGGGTAGAGTTAGAAGCTGAACGCCAGGGTAAAACTTATTCAGAAGTGTTTGAGGATTATATGCCTAAAGCTGTAAACATAATGTCAGCCCAGGTTGTTGATGCTCGAACTCAGGACAAGGACATTATTTGGGATCAAACTAGTACTACAATTGCTAGTCGTGCAAAAAAGTTTAATATGCTTCCTAATTATGAACATATTGCTGTGGTATTTCGATGCCCGGATGTAGATGATTTGCCTCGTAGATTATTAAGTCGTCCGGGAAAACTGATTCCTGTAGATGTTCTGCATGACATGATTAAGAATTTTGAAGTGCCCACTGAGGAAGAAGGCTTTAAGGAGATATGGTATGCCTAGTGTATTTTTAGTATCAGACACACACTTCGGTCACACAGGTGTATGTCGTTTCACACGTAACGATGGTGTTACAAAATTACGTCCATGGGACTCAGCCGAGGAAATGGACGAAGCAATGGTTAAGGCTTGGAACGAACGGGTAAAGCCCACTGACAAAATCTACCACTTGGGAGATGTTGTCATCAATCGTCGAGCGTTAAGTATTATGTCGAGATTAAACGGCGACAAAGTTTTGATTCGTGGTAATCACGATATCTTTAAGGACGAGGACTATCGTCAATACTTTAGAGAATTACGGGCCTACCATGTGATGAATGGACTTATTTTAAGTCATATTCCTGTTCATGAAGCAAGCCTTGGTAGGTTTGGCTGCTCAATACATGGGCATTTGCATGCCAATCGTGTTATGAAGGCGAGAGGTGTTGATGCTCGAACTGGTGAAATCTTATACAGCGATGAGATTGATCCTCGTTATTATAATGTATCAGTTGAACAAACTGACTTTGCACCTATCCTTTTTGAGGATGTTTTGAAAAAAATCAAAGAGCAAGGAGGACAGGTAGGATTTAGGAACGGTAACGGACCTACAATGTAAAATAGGACCTACGGGTCCTATTTTTTTGACTAATTATTATTATGACTACATTACATATTTTATCTAACCCTTATGGTCCGGTTAACCTTAATAACAGATCAGATCCTTTTAGTGTTGCCGCAGTTAAATTTATAAAATACATGACCTCATACGGTTGGGACTGTGTGCATTACAGTGTAGTAGGTGCAGATGTACCTTGCGAAACTATCCAATGTTTAGATGTAATAACCGATGATAAAGACTTAAATGTATCAAGCTATAATCTAACAGCTGGACAAGCAATTCATAGAAGAAAATCTTCCGGCGATATGATAGTATGTTTTCATGGCATAGAAAATCGAGGTGCATGTGATCTTAATCCTGATCTAAGAGCAGTCGAGCCAAGCATAGGGTATGATTCTACTGCTGTATTTGCTCCATATCGAGCGTTTGTTAGTTATGCACAGATGCATATGTACTACGGAACTCGAGGTATGTTAATGACGCCTAGTTGGTTTGATACAGTAATTTATAATGCCATCGACAGTACAGAATTTGATTTTAATCAAAACAAAGATGATTACTTTCTTTGTTTCGGTAGAATTATTTCAACCAAAGGAATAGATCTAGCCATACAGGCCACAGAAGCTACAGGATCTCGATTGATTATTGCAGGATCAGGATCCTTAAAGGACCTAGGATATACCACTACTCCCAAACACGTAGAAGTGTTAGGTATACAAAATGCGGAACAGAGGCGTCAACTAATGAGTCGAGCCCGAGCTATTATGGGATTAACCTATTATGTTGAACCATTTGGCAATATGGTTGTGGAAGGCCTAATGAGTGGCACTCCGGCAATTACAACAGATTGGGGCGGGTTTACTGAAACTGTACAAGAAGGTATAACAGGATTTCGTTGTAGAGAATTCCAAGATGTAGTCCGTGCCATAGAAAATATTGATAACATCGATCCGCTGAGTTGCAGAAGTTGGGCATTTTCCAATTGTGACGATACCATAGTTCATCCACAATTCGATCGATGGTTTCGAAAGTTAGAAGCACATGATTTTTATAGAAAATGAGTTAAGTGCGTAGTTAATTGGACAAATACACCGTAAAAGTTGAGTTAATCAAACTGTAATGTACAATATTATAAATATTTGTACATAAAGGGTTTATATGTTTGATTGGTCTAATTTAGAGCGAAACAGTATAATCAATATGTTGATGGAAATGTCTTCATCAATCTGCAATAAACCTATCTCCCCAACTACTTTCCATGATACTTTAACTCGTTATATTAGAAAACTGTGGCCGGTGATTACCGTACAAGAATGGGATCCAAAAGTCAAAACTCATATAGTATTTGTTGGTGGAGTGTATTACAGCGACAAAGACGAAGACAATAAAAAATGTATCGAATTAACATTTGTCTATAATCCAAACGTAAAAAAAATCAAAGTGGGTTTGAGAAAATTCCGCACTATTTGTGGGGTTATTGCTGATACTTTATTGCATGAGATCATACATATGCGTCAATATCGCCGTAGAGATTTTAAACAGTTGCCAGAGTATGCAAGTTCGGCATCGAGTAGCAAGCTCAGAGAAGAACAAAGTTATCTAGGGTGTACCGATGAAATTGATGCCTATGGATTTAATATAGCCTGTGAGCTATTGGAAAAATTTAGAGGTGATTGGAATCAATCGATTAAATTCATGGGACGAGATCTTAAGGGCAGTCAAATTCGCGGCGGTTGTTGGAAAATGTATCTCAAAGCGTTTAAACATGATCACAACCATGAAATAATAAGAAAATTAAAAAAGAAAGTTATTAGATATTTGCCAAGAGCAGAAGATGGCAAACCTTTCAAAAGTCGTGACTGGATCTGTCATTGACCTTTAAATAACACTATGTTATCATAGTGTATATGAAATTACCTATGCCCGGTACCTTAGGTGGTGCCAAAATAATCTTTAGTCAATCTATGAAATTAAATCTTCCTAAAATTGGAATCGTCGGTCTAGGATTCGTCGGCGGTGCTATAAAAGAATCTATGACATTTTCTGATCATGAACTTGTAATTGTAGATCCTGCCAAAGGCTACACAAACACCTACCAAGACCTAGCCGACTGCGATGGAGTATTTGTCTGTGTTCCAAGTCCACAAGGAGATGATGGAAGTTGTGATACAAGTATCCTCGAAAGTGTATTACAGAATTTACAGTCTATAGGTTATACTGGAGTTATTATCAGTAAGTGTACTGCACCTCCCGATGTCTATGAGCAGTTAAATGATCAATATCCTAATCTTATTCATGCACCAGAATTCTTAACTGCCGCAAAAGCAAATTCAGATTACGCTAATGGTACCTTTGCCATTATAGGTGGCAAGGTTCGTGCCTATGTTTATGAAGCAGAACGCATCATTCGGCTAGGCCAACAGAATTTAGGGAACAATGTAAAATATTGTAGTATAGGTGAAGCCGCATTGTCCAAATATACCATCAATTGTTTTATGAGTACCAAGGTTATTTTTATGAACGAAATATATAATCTTGCAATAAAGATGGGATTTGACTACGATACCATTGCCGATATGGTAAAAATGGATAAAAGATTTGGCACAAGTCACATGCTAGTTCCAGGACCAGATGGATCATTTGGTTTTGGTGGAGCGTGTTTTCCTAAAGACACTTCAGCATTACTAAAGATTGCAGAACAACAAAGTATTGATATGTCGGTATTAAATGCCGCGGTAAGAAAAAACACACTATTAAGGTTGACCTAACCTAAATAAATGTGTATTATAAACAAATGACATCCACGTCATAAACTCGGAGAATAAAAAATTGAAAACAACTGAAAAATTTATTGAAGATGAAAAAGCTGAACCTGCGGAATTTGTCAAGGACGAATATGTTCCTATTACAAAAACTGTTTACCTAAAAGCTGGTGCTGATATGTCAGACAAAGGCTATGAAGAATCAAGTCTAGCAAACGTAATTCGTTTTAAAATGAAGCGTGATGGTAAAAGATTCTGGGCTAACGATAATGTTAGCGAATATCTAAGCGAAAATAATAAAGAAGAATTGATTAATAATGCAACAGAAGCATTTGAAAAAGTATTAGATGCACTATTGATTGATAGAGAAACTGATCCTAGTAGTAAAGGTACTGCTCGTAGATTAGCAAAAATGTACATTAATGAGGTAATGAGTGGAAGATATGACCCAGCCCCAGACGCAACAGCGTTTCCAAATGACTCGGAGGACCGCTACGAAGGTATGTTGGTTGTTCGCAGTGAGCTTCGCAGTATGTGTAGCCATCATCACCAACCCGTATCTGGTGTTGCTTATATTGGTATTATTGCCGCACAGAAACTCATCGGACTCTCAAAGTATTCCAGAATTGCCCAATGGTGTGCCAGACGAGGTACTCTCCAGGAGGAACTTTGTAATGACATTGCTAAAGAAATAGGCAAGGCCACAGGGGCAACAGATCTAGGAGTTTATATTCAAATGACTCACGGATGTTGTGAGAATAGGGGAATTATGGCACACTCTAGTCTAACGCAAACTACCGTACTTAAAGGAGCCTTCAATACAGATGGCAATACGAAGAAAGAGTTTTTTGATAATATTAAATTGCAACAAGAGTTTGCACCAAGGTAAAGAAGAATTGAGCATATTGACCATTGACTTGAATCAAGTGTTCTGCTATAATAAAACATCTAAGGATAAAAATGAAAAACAAAGGTAAACTTAATATTCCAAATCGCCAGGCTGTAGCAGCCGCTACTCAACGAGCAGCCACTACTCCTTCCCAACCACAAGCAGGAGGCAAACGCCCTAGCATTATGATTGCTGTCCCAGCAATGGAAATGGTCAATGCAGAATTTGCACAGCATTTGGCCATGGCTGCCGCTAACATGGTAGCCAATGGTATCAAGATCAATTGTGCATTCAATATCGGATCAGTGATCACTATTGCAAGACGTAATTTAGTTGACATTTTCCTTAAGAGTGACTTTGATTACATCTTCTGGGTCGACAGTGATATGAAATTTCCTATTGATGCTCCAGTAAGATTGTTGGCTCGCAATAAAGATATTGTCGGTGCTAATTATCGTAGACGCCGTTTTCCAAATCCTAACTTTACTGGTATGAGTGGTAAGCCAGGAACATTTGTAGAATTCCATACCACAGATAATTCACCAGCAATGGAATTGATTGATGTCCTACCACATGGCCTGGTCTTGTGCAAACGTGAAGTATATGAAAAAATTCCACACCCTCACTATCTTCAAGAGTATGTTCCGGAACTCAATCTCGAAATTGGTGAAGATATTTTCTTCTGTCAGCAAGCTCAAAAAGCTGGATATGAGATTTGGTGTGATCAAGAACTGAGCAGAGAAGTAGCGCATATTGGAATTTTCCACTTTAACTACAATCTATCAGTGCCAAAATAACCCTGAAAGGTTCCCCATGTTGTTTGAAAGCATAGAAATTCGTAAAGTACGTAATGGTGTTATAGTAACCCTGCGTACCGACGAAGATGAAGACCAAGAGTATGTTTATGACTCTGATCGTAAAGCAATTAAGTTTGTCAAAGACTTATTGGAAACCCAAACTAAAGAGCAAGCTCAGGCTTGATATAAATTATGAAAGTTAAAAAAGAATACAACATTGGGGATGCCGTTTGGGTATACGGAATTGCAAGATTAAATAATAAATTAATTCGCGGTGAAGTTATACATAGTTTTACTCTAGAACATGCTGGATATAACGATGAACCTCACTATGTTATTGCTATTCCAAACGAAATTGAACCTCTATTAGAGATACGCACATGGCACAATATCAGTCAAGATAGTAGAGGGCCAGTTGGTTCATTTAGAAATGAGATCTCAAAAGAGAACATGGATGCCGTAGATAAAAAATTAAGTCAACTAGGCCTGAATCTTGATGACGATAATCACTATGACGATGAACCAGATCCTACTCCAGAACAAATTCATGCCGCACTGGAAAATAGTAAAAAAGCAGGCGTACATGGTCCGTTGATCATCAAGGAAAATAAACCTACCAGGCGTAGAAACTTTTCCAGAAAGAAAAAACGTGAGCCACAATCCTGAATTTAATATTTGGCGTTCAGCAATAGAAACAATACATCCCGACATTGATCAACTAACTGGAATTATGGCAGCTGGTTCAAAAGTCATGCCAGAATTAACTCGCAAGGGACGAGGTTGGCAAATACAATTGGTAGAAGTTTGGAACGTAGATAATAATCCTCCTATGATCTTTAGGAGCTCCCAATTAGATACACATGTAATTTGGGCCACTGAGCAATTAGAATCCTGGCCTAAAGTTAAAAGAATGGCTTGGGACATGTGGCAATTTTCCTCCAAACGAGATGCTGAAAAGTTTATTACGTTGTATAATATAGTATGGCCGCAGTAAGATATACAGTTGAAGATGATTCCGTGAAAACAATTCACAAAGTTGTTGTGCATAGGATTAGAATGGGTGATGTAGAAGATCCAGATCTGTATGTAGCGGAACCAATATGGCAGTGGCAAAATAGTGATCAAGGTAAGTTTGTTATGGAAAATGCGGTTAGCCAACCCGAATGGCATCGCTATAATTCCATGTTTGACTTTGGTTTGACCTACGTGATAATGGCAGAATTAGACAGTAAAAAACTTGCAGAATTTTATTTAAGATGGGGTAATCCAAATGGAAGTGACACGACATAGCGATAAGTGTATAGTAAAACAAGAAAAGACTTCTAAGACCGTAGAAGCCGAAGTATTTGATTTTAATGAAGGTCGTAGCCTTACAGTGGTATTAAATAAAAGTGTTAAACTTCCCATGATATGGAATGGCAAAATGTACGAAGGCAAAATGGCCGGTATTGATTTTATCAGCGACGGACCTACCATAAGTAAAACAAAAACAGGAAGAGGATAATATGGAATTTAAAATTGGTGACAAAGTAGAAAAGACTAGTGGCTACAAATGGCCGGGTATTGTTGTAGCAGTATTTGACACCTTATCAGGTGAGCGTAGACTTGTTGTAGAATGTACAGTACCAGAAATTGCAGGCGCACTACATATCTACAACGAGAAACAATTAACATTGGTAGACTAATATGAATGTGTTTAGAGATATGGAAAAATTTATGCGGGCTTGTGACCAAAGCGTCGACGGCGATGAAAAACAATATGCTATGTATATCAAACTCATCAACGAAGAGCATCAAGAGTTGCTCGAAGCTACATTGGCTGAGGATTCTGTTGAACAGTTAGATGCCCTAATTGATATACTAGTTGTTACTATTGGTGCTATCCATTCAGCAGGTTACGATGCAGAAGGTGCTTGGAAAGAAGTTATGCAGACTAACTTTGCTAAGATTGATAAGGAAACTGGCAAGGTTCGCAAGCGTGAAGATGGGAAAGTTTTAAAACCGTTGGGGTGGGTACCACCCAATCTAACACCGTTTATTGGAAAATAAAATGAGATCAACATACTGGAGTTGTACAAAATTTGCAGACTGGCTGAGAGGCACAGAAAAACTCAGTGCGGCTACTAGTGAAGAATGGAATGAATGGCATACCTCAGCTAAGATGCGTCACAGTTTCCGTTATTGGTTAGCTGAAGAAGCATTGGATGCTATTCAAGGTTTTTTATATTACCCTGTGGATTGTCTAAATGACATTAGATATTATATTAATAATCGTTGGATATCTCGCTCTCACAGTCTCACTGCTCACCCTAAGGACATTAAACCAGGATCTTGGGCTGATGTTGGCAATCGTTTCCTTCCTTGCCTTTTTAATGAGTTGGTGGATTTTGTAGAAGTAGAAACAGCATGGCATCATGTAATGTGGGATAGTGAAGCTCGTAAAAAATATGCAGTGCCATGGTGGCGTAGTGGATGGTTACGATTAAGAACTTGGCGGTGTCGTGAAGCTGGTCTTGCACATCTAGACTGGGCTAGTACACTTACAAACAAAGATTTTATTGAAGAAGGTGAGATAGAAGAGCCTACTCATCAAGCCAAGGCTGCCAAAGAGATCATAGCATTGTATTACTGGTGGACAGAGATTTATCCTAATCGTCCAGATCCATATGATGCCAGCGGTTGGACTGCTTATTGCGAACTTAATCGACTACAAAATGGTGGCAAGTTAAGTTGGGATGGTACTAAGGATAGTAAAGCTCTTCGTAAAGCCAGCGACCTAGCCCATAAAGAACTTCGTAAAATTGAAGCGGCACATGCTAAAGAAGAAGAACAAATGATGATTCGTTTAATTAAAATTCGTGAGTCACTGTGGACATGACCAATACTCCTAAAATTAAAGTTACATTTGCTCCTGGATGCTTTGAAGATTTTGAAGGCACTCAAGAAGAACTTGACGAGCTTGTAGAAAGCATCAAAGAGATGTTCAGTGACCCTGAAAAAGTTCTATCTATGTCCACAGATGTCGTCTTAGAAAAAAAGGATAGAGGTTATTTGCAATGACAGATGATTCTAAAAAAGTTTCTTCAAGCCCCGATCGTTATACCTTTCAAAAAGAAGGGTACGTAAAACGCTGTGAGAAAGACGGCAAGTTGCCCAATCCAGCGTACATCAAGATGTATGAGACTTGGCGTGAACAAGAAGCAGAAGAAATTGTAGATCCAGAATGGCAAAAAGACAATATGGAATACGATCTCCGTAGCACTAAATGGATCTGCGACAAAGTCAAGGCCAATGAGAACTATGCTCAAAACTTGTATGCGGCCATGTGTAATATGCAGTTTCAAAAATTGGATGTCGTGCCTATACTAAAGGACCAGCGTTGGTCGTGCTCTTGGCGTAGTGCTGGTGGTATTGTTGCCAATATGCGTGAAAAGGGTGATTACATTGATTGGTACTGTTCGGGTATTGGTGGTCAAGATACCGGATATGGTTTAGACGGAACTGTCCCAAAAAAGGAAGAAGACGGGCGTACTTATGTACCAGAAGGTGCAGTCACAGAAGAGATCCGTGAAGACCTTAAAGCACTAGGTTGGGTTCCCATAGAATGGAAAGATGATAGATGAAGATTGCACTCAGCAAGCGTACTATTTCTAAAAACGGTGGCATCTATGATGCTATTGAAACCGCTTGGTACGAGTATCTCAAAGGACATGAACTTGTGTTTGTTCCAAATAGATTGGACCAAGACTTTGATGCACTTGCTGATTCTGTCGATGGATATATCATTACAGGTGGCGACAACAGGCTTATAAGGCGTAAGACTGAACGCCGAATGACCATTGCTATGATGAAACGGAATAAACCAATTGTAGGTGTTTGCCATGGCTGTTTTCTGCTAACCAAATTCTTAGGCGGAACTTTGGGCCGTAAAGAAGGGCACAGAGACAACGAACACAAAGTCCAATATCACGGGCACGACTATCC